ATTCGAGTTCACTTCGCTTGTTGTGAAGAGAAGTAAAGAAGGTGAAGGTTTCATCAATCGTTGTTGGACAAATTGGTGGAATCGTTTTGTTGCATGGATCACAAATAAGGAGAAAAGGAAATTTGTGTATCGCATAGATAAAGCAGATGAAGACTTTTGCAAAGAATACTTAATATATCACGAAAAGTCGATTAGTGGTGATAAACCAATCTTGTCTCTGCCAGCTCCACCAGCCGCTCCAAAACCCCCGACGCGTGGAGGCGCCACTCCCTTGGCCACACTTCTCAAAGGAGTTAAACTGCGTCATGTTGAACCAATTGAACTTGATGCAGATGATGAATCTGAAAGTGAGACGACGTCAGTTCCAGGAAGTGGTGCAACCACGCCTAGCAGTTCAACAAGCACAACAGCCACTGTATCCACAGCAACTTCAACTGCAAGTAGCGTTACTTCAACTGCAACTTCAAGTCCTTCACCATCCCGTTCCCCAACAATGCATTCTATAACAGAAACTTCAAAAGCAATTGATGCAAAGTTAAAGGAAATGGCGAAACCATCCGCGCCACCAATGAGTCCACCAGTGACCACGGTGGCTCCAATTTCCAAAACTATGGACGCTACTGCAATTCCAAGATTAGATACTGCGGCATCGTTCTCAGGGGTTAAAACATTTGGTCAACCAACAGCTACCACCACATCACCATTTGTTTCCACAAAACCTGCAAATGTTGGAATTTTCTCAAAAATTCCGGCGGCTGCCGTCCGTGGCACCAAGGCACAAGTAAAGCCATTTGACTGGACCATCCCAAACATGCCCACTTGGCCGCCAGTTGTGCAAGCAATCGGTGGGCCTTCCTTAGCCAATTTCCCTAAAGGCACTAATCTAACATCTGCAGCCCCAACTTCAACGACTGTTATTTCAGAACCAGCCACTGGTTTCACCAATGTGCCTACACCGAAATTTGAACCAGACCCAGAATTCATCAAGAAAATGGTTCAAGAAGGCAATTTCTCAGCGCTAACATATGAAGAATTGAATACCCTACCTGCTGATACTTTGGAAATTGCGGCAATCAACCTTATTCCTCGTTGGGAGCGTTTTGCCGAGGCTGATGAATTGCAAGGGGAGTACAACCATATCAATAATAATTTCCAAAACCTGGCAAACCATAAAGTGTTCATGAACACATTATGTGCTTGCGGGGATGTTGAGAGAGTACCCCAAACACCACCTGGAGAACCGCCAGGTTGGTGGGAAAGCATAGTCGCTGAGGCATGTGCCACACCACTGCCGAAAAAACGTAAAGACTGGCCGAAATTTATGAAGACTTTAGGTCTAAAGCAAATTCCCGGTCTTGAGGCCCATGTTCTTAACCGCAAGCCTAAAGCAAATGTGCAGACTACAACCCCAAAGCCAATTATGGACTCTCCTGCCACCATACGAGTTAAACAAGATTTGGCAGCAACCGCAGTTGCATTGCAAGAGATTGTCAATTCTCTCGAGGGCGCACCTTGTGAACGATGCCTTCGTATTGGTCGATTGTACATGGACGTTAAGGGTGAAGAGCACAAATTGTGCAAACCATGCCGGAAAACTTCTGCACTAGTGTTGACTAGAGTCCCAAAGGCCAAAGCCAAAGTTCCCACACCAACCACTCCGCCTTCCGAAGACGATGAACTCCCCGTAAAAGTCAACTGGACTGAAGAGCAACAAGAGCAGTGGTTAGCAAAGAAAGCAAAGGAGGACAAAGTTGTTAGCAAACCAACTACACCAACGGTTGTACGTCAATCTGTTCAAAACATAGCAAAAATTTCCGAACAAAGGGGTCTGCAAAAACATCCGCTTGGTGGTTTCAAGACGAAAGAAGCCGAGTTGCAATATTTCTTGGCGAAAGAAGAAGAACGAATATTTGCTATCCCAGCTTTAGTTGCACAGATGCGCGAAGGGAAGAGTTCTAAGTTCGGTAATCGTGCGGGTGCGAAATTTAATGAAATGCAACAGTGGTTCAATTTGCCAAACACTCCTGACAAAACGGCACTAGATCTTTGTGCAGCGCCCGGAGGTGCAACCAAATTACTTTTGCACAAAGGATATCGTGTAGTAGCAGTTACACACCCGGACGGTTTCAAATTATTCCCTGAATTGGTTAACAATAAGGAGGTTGACGTGCACATGGAAGACATTCTCAAAACCACGCACTTTGAATCTCATTTCGTTAAGAAAAAACCACAAATTGTGTTTGCCGACGGAGCCGTTCCAGGTTTAGAATGCGGTTCCATAGATCAAGAATCTCAAAATTTTGACTTGCTGTTAATGGAAACAAAGTTAATATTACGCAATTGTGCACGAGAAGGTTCCGCTGTTCTTAAATTCTTTAGTGGTCTGACTGAGGACACTAGAGTAATAATTGGTAATCTTTCTGAAGCCTTTGCAGAATGGGACATCATCAAACCTGATAGCAGCAGACCTGGCAACGCAGAATTATACTTTGTCGGTAGAGGTTTCAAACCAAGTTTAGGCAACAAAATTTTGAACGCTCTCAATGCTAAAAATTGTTTCAACTTTTCTTCTTTAGTACGTTCAAAAATTCTCAAGCTAGCAGAAAAGAGGTTAAAATTTCTGCAATCGATGGTGTATTTACCACCAGTTTCATTGACAGCTCAGCACATTCAATTTAAGCACTCCATTCATTATAATAAATTCAAAGCTATTGCAGATGCCCGTAAGGCAAAATGGGGTGACAGGTTTTGTATTCCTGATGTGCAGTGCGGTCACTTTCTTCGCGAAATGGTCACAAATTATAAATTGGCCAAAGCCACCGAGGACAATTGGTTTTATGAGTTGCACACAAAATTAGCCGAACGATACAACAAATTGCAACCATTGCGCACGTACCAAAACTTCCCTATGAAGATACATCAAGCGGTTACAGGTGCCGGAAAAACTGTTGAAATCGAGAAGAAGTTCGATCCATGGAAAGACCGTTTTATTTGCCCTTTCAATAAACTTAGAGATGATTTCACTCGGGCCATTCGAGAGAAATTTCCGAAAGCCACACATGACTTTGCTTTCACAATGGACAACGCCTTATTAAGAGGAGATTGGGCTTCAGTCCGGAATGTATATGTTGACGAGATGACCTGTTTGCCAATCCAATGGTACATTTTACTCATGACTCTTTCGCCACAAGCCGTAATCCATCTTAGCGGTGACGTTCATCAAACCGGTTACATGGACAAGTACGGGTATATGAGTGCAAACGCGGCGATCATTCACTGGACTGAATTTTTGCCAGCCCCGAAGGTCAGTCTTGAAACTAGAAGATTCAGCGCGGTAATTTGTGATCTTTTACAGAACGTTTGTGCTTATGAAATTTACCCAGCGAAAGATTCTCGTTTTACTCGTGGTGATCCTCCAACCAAATTGACACGTTCAGGAATGGATGACAGGATAATGGATGCTGATCTAAACATTGCTTACACAAATAAGACCAAGAAACATTTAATGGAAATGAACATCCAATGTTCAACTGTTAAGGCCTGTCAAGGTCAAAGCGTCCAAAAGGTTAACTTGTTCATGTCAAATTCTAAGGGAGACCGTGACTTGTACTCTGTTAGAGAACTGAATATTGTAGCACTTTCGCGTGCATCGCATCATTTGAACATCGTTGATGCTGACGTTGGCACATTAAACAATATAGGTTGGGGCTTAGAAGTAATCCCACTTAATCATGAAATTACTACTGGACTACCATTTGTTCCACCGACCCATGTTGTGGAAATGCATCCGTTGTTTGAACCACCCAAGAAAGACG